TCCGGCACGGTCACGAACCAGACGGTCATAAACCTGCCACAGGGCACGGTTGACGTGCGCGAGGCTAACTGGCGATACCTGGTAACACCGGCGATCTCCGCGGCGCTGCCCGCGAGCAACGCCACCGCGCCCAACCTGTTCGACAACAACCTGGTAACCTTCGGAACCTCAACGCTTCTTAACAACTGGTTCGGCGCCAATTATGGATCGGCTCAGCGCATATACCAGGCCGGGTTTAACTCGTACGGCGCGCAGACGCTTAACCTAGTATACGAGACGAGCGAGGACGGTGTGACGTGGACGCTGCGTTACACGCTGCCAACCGTCACGCTCGCGGACGGGGAGTGGTACTACTTCCCGATCGACCCCAGCCCGGGCCACAACAACTTCCGCATCCGTAACACCGGGGCTACAACGTTCTCGTTGCGAGCGCTTGTGTTCGCGTACACCCAGCAGGACATTCCACTGGCTCGTCTAAACCGTGACGACTACTGGAACCTGCCGAACAAGCAATTTGAAAGCGACCGCTCCTTGCAGTACTGGTTCGACCGTCAGATCAACCCGCAGATGTATTTGTGGCCGATCCCGAACAATGACTTCCAAATGTTCCAGCTCTTAATTGAGAAGCAGATCGAGGACGTTGGAGATCTGTCGAACGAGCTCTACATTCCGAACCGTTGGATCGCCGCGGTGCAAAAGCTATTGTCGCACCAGATGTCGTTGCAGCTACCCGGCATTGACATCACTCGTATTCAGTACCTCGACGGCCAGGCTAACTACTGGCTCTCACAGGCTGAGGCAGAGGAGCGCGACAAGTCGCCGATCATGCTAACGCCCAACGTATCATACTACACGAGGTAATCATGCCAGCAGCAGTGTTGACATATGACACATTAGTCCAAGACATCATCCGCTACTCAGAGCGGGACGATCAGTCATTCGTGGAGCAGATCCCGCGGATGATCATGCTCGCCGAGCAAGAGATCGCAGCACAGGTAAAGGCGCTCTGGGAGTTGGTGGTCGTGGAGACCACTCTGCTCTCAGGCTCGCAGGGCGCGACCCTGGAGAAGCCAGCGCGTTGGAGGAAGACCGTCTCGATGAAGATCAGCGGCCAGCCCGTTCTCTTGCGCGGCCAGGACTATGTCGCGCAAGCGCAGAACGAACTCCCCAGCGCACAGCCAAAGTACTACGCAGACTACGACTACAACCACTGGGCGTTCGCCCCGGTGCCGGACGACGAGTACGAGGTGGAGATCGTCTACTACAACCGGGTGCAACCACTCGCAGATGACAACCAAGAGAACCTGATCACACGAGAGGCGCCGCAGGCGCTATTGTTTGGTTCGCTGCTACAAGCGCAGCCGTACCTGAAGAGCCCGGACAAGCTACAGATCTGGACGCAGCTCTACAACAACTCAATGAGCGCGCTAACAAAAGAAGACGCAACCCGCAGGGTTGACAGGAACACATCCGTTCAGGAGCCATAAGAATGACCACATTCACATCGCCCTTCACCGGGACCGTAGTTCAACCCACCGACGTAAGCTACACCGCGCTAGCGATTGAGTCTAACGTCACACTATCCTGGTCCCCTTACACCGTGCCAGGGGATGGCACCGTCGCAGCCGCGAGGATCATGGACTGCACACCTGACGACGCCGGTTGGGTTGTCACGCTGCCACCAGGCAACCAAGGATCAACCGGGACGGACATTCTCTTCCGTAACATGGGAGCGGATAGCTTTTTCGTTGAGGACATCGACGGCTTTCAGGCCATTGAGATCTTGGCGGGTGAGTCACGCTACGTGTACCTCTCGGACAACTCGACCGAGGCTGGAACCTACGAGAACGTAACCTTCGGCGCGGGGACATCCGCCGCCGACGCAGCGACACTGGTGGGCAACGGACTGGTTGACATCCTCGGTCGCCTGGCTACCGGGTCGCAGGTGGTGGAGACCTCTATTAACACAACGCTTACCGAGAACAACCGATCAGCGACGTACGTGTGGAACGGTGGCGCTGGCACGATCACGCTGCCGAGCACAGCAACGGCGAACACCGGATGGTTCGTTAACATTCGCAACAGCGGCACGGGGTCTGTGGTTATAACACCCCCCGCGACAAAGACAATCAATGGCCTCTCAAGCCTGAACATGCTCCCGTCAGACTCCGCGGTAATCATCATGGACTTCTCCACGGGCAACTTCTTCACGGTTGGTCTGCCACGCCAGGTTGACGTGTCATTCACCGCGGCGACGTACGACGTGGACAGCATCGTGGGCAACACCCTGGATCTGACAACGTACGCCCCAACAATCCAAACATACATCGCGCTATCGGGCACACGAACCGTAGACCTTGACGTTGTTCTGCCAGCTATCACGCAGATGTACATCATCAGCAACCAGACCGGTCAATCCTCTTACGATGTAAACATTGAGGTTACAGGAACCGCGCTGCCGCCGATTCAGATCGCCAACGGATCCTCCGCTATTATTTTAACGAGCGGCGCGAACGCGTTCTTGCTAACACAGGCCTGGATCTACATCTACTACGCGGTGAACGGAACAACAGCGGCTCCGTCCTTCTCATTCTCGAACGACATTAACACCGGAATGTACCTTAAGGCTACGAGCAGACCCGCGATATCCGCGGGTAGCACGGACATGATGATCATAGACAACACTAACGCACTGGCGCCAAAGACAACGTTCACGGGCGAGGTTAAGGCCGGCCTTATCAGCGGCGGTACGTTCTAATGGCGGACGAGAACCTCTCGGTTGTTTACACGCTGGGGCTAGCCCCCGGCATCAAACGAGACGGGACCGTGTTCGAGTCCCGAGAGTGCACCGACGGATTGTGGAACCGGTTTCAGCGTGGCACGCCCCGCAAGATCGGCGGCTACTCGCGCATGTTCTTGGACAAGTTTGGCATCGCCCGTGGCATCATAGCAAACGCGTACAACGGTCAGAACTTTATATTCACCGGCACCGAGGAGACGATCGACGCGTTCACGACAAGCCTCTCATTCGCGGCGGGCACAGGCCCCAGCAAGGCCGTGATAAACGTTGGGTACGCCGAAACCGCGGTGACGAGTAACACCAGCTCAACCTTTGTTGTGGCGGGCGACCTTACGACAAAGTTTCCGGCCAACACAAAGGTCGTGTTCAGCCAGACACCCGGCGCCACTCAATATACCGTGTCTGGTTCTGTGTTCTCGGCGGGTAATACTACTGTTACCGTGACGCCGACCAGCATCCCCGCGTCTCAAACGGAGGTGTGGATCGCGAACGTAGAGTTCGACCCGAACCCCGCGAACCTGTGGCAGTTTGACATGCAGTACGACTCCCAGGGTGGGAGCATGAAGGTGATCGCTCACCCGGGCCAAAACCTTAACAACATCGTAGAGGACAACCCGACGCAGGTCCTCGTCGGGGACATACTACCCACTGGCGCAACGTGGAATTTTTACGGGCTCGCGGACACCGCGGGCAACAACCCAACATTTGCGCCGGTCACATGTGACGGCGGCGTTGTTATGCTCTACCCGTTCCTGTTCATATACGGGTCGGACGGATTTATTGCGAACAATCACGTAGACGCGGTATTCGCGAATCAGAGCTTGAACAACTGGAACGGGCCCCTCGCCAACCGCGTGAACATGGCCGCGGGTAAGATCGTGAAGGGGATGCCGGTTCGTGGTGGTACCAACTCACCCTCTGGATTGTTCTGGGCTACGGACAGCTTGATACGTGTCTCGTTCACCGGAGACGTGAACCAATACTGGAAGTATGACATCATTTCTAGCCAGATCTCAATCATGTCATCCAACGCAGTCGTTGAGATGGACGGGGTTTACTTTTGGATGGGCGTTGACCGTTTCTACATGTACAACGGCTCCGTTCAGGTGTTGCCAAACGATAAGAACCTAAACTGGGTGTACGACAACCTGAACTTCGCGCAGCGCCAAAAGGTCTGGGCGACCAAGGTTCCCCGCTTTAATGAGATCTGGTTCTTTTATCCACGCGGCACATCCACGGAGTGCAACGACGCCATCATCTACAACGTCAAGGACAAGATCTGGTACGACGCCGGATC